CTCTTCCAACCACTTTCCCAAGCTTTGCATCTCCTGCTCCGTAGAGCAATGCATATATAAATGTCTTTGCCTGAGATCTTGATTCAAGTCCTGCAAGGTTCTGGTTAGCGGAGTGAATATCTCCGTTAAGTATTTCATTTATATAATCCTCGTTATCCATATAGTGAGCCAACATCCTTAACTCTAACTGGGATGCATCAATACCTACAAGTTTATAGCCTCTTGGAACTGTCCAACAAGCCCTGCACTCTTTACCATAGGGGGAATAAGAAGCTACAATCTGAGCCATGTTAGGGCGGCTATGTGTCATCCTAGATGTAACAGCACCGTTACTATTAACGTAGCCCCTGACTCTACTATCATCTTGCATCTCTTCAAGCCAACTACTAACTTGGGCTATACGTTTCTGCAATGTAAGGAACTCACATATCAAAGCAGCTTCAGGTATGTTTTTAACTTTATTAAGAGTGGATTCATCAACTATAGGTTGACCA